AACGCTGGAAACTCAGATTACCTTGCATTTGTTGAAGATATACTTACAACAGGTGATGCTGGTGACGCATTGTTTGAATTATTTCCCGATAGTTCAGCAAGTGCCAAAAAGTTTGGTTTTTCTGGAATAATTACTAATGCTGAATATGGAGCAACTCTTGGTGAGATACAGCTTATCAACATTACATTCCAAACAACAGGTGCAATAACCTCAGATATATAGTAAATTAAAAATACTTCGCACTTAATTTATGCCAAACAAAAGAACTGTTGATTTGATTGCAGAGTCATTTAAAGATGAAATGACTTCAAGACGCAAATTCGATATAAAAGATTCAAAAGGAAATGTAACTGTAAGTTTATATTTTAAACCTATCACTAGGTTTGACCGAGTGAAGGCACAACAGCTTGCAGGGTCTGAAGAGGCACTTACTGTTTCAACGCAATTACTTTGTCAAATGGCAGAGTTAGAAGATGGTACAAAAGCTTTTAGCATGGCTGATGCACCTAATTTACAAAGAGATCTTCCAGAAAAAATATTAAATGAGATTGAATTATTTTTGCATGATATAACTCTTGATATAGATACAGCAAAAAAAGGATAAAAGGGGATAGCTGGCTCAGATTTGAGTTATTCCTAGCAACAGAACTCGGTAAGACTTTAGAAGAACTCAGAAAATCCATAACTGAGGTAGAGCTTATATATTGGGCTGGTTATTATGAAATTAAGCATGAAGAAGAAAAAAGAGAGATACAACGACAAAAACACAATTCAAGGTAATATATAATAAAGGCTTTTTTTATCTGTGGCAGAGGCAGTAGTAAGATTAAGAGTTGATGCCAGTGGTGCTACTAGAGCATTAAACGGAGTACAGGCTCAAACAAATAGATTACAGTCTGCGTTTGGTGGCCTTAGAACTGCACTTGGTGGTATTGGTCTTACAGTTTTAGCAAGAAACGCAATAAAAACATCAACAAATTTTGAAAAATTAAATGTAAGACTTGGGCTTTTAACAAAAGCATCTGGAACTTTTGCAAGGTCACAAGAAATCGCTGCTGATGCTCAAAAAGCTTTCGGGCTTAGTGCAACTGAAGCCCTTGAAGGAATAACAGATATCACAGCAAGATTGGCTCCTTTAAATGTTGGAGTTGAAGATATAAAAAGTACATTTTTTGGATTTAATACGGCTGCTAAATTGGCTGGTGCATCAACCATAGAGGCATCAAACGCATTTAGGCAGTTAGCACAGGCTCTTGGATCAGGAAGGCTTGCTGGTGATGAATTTAGGAGTATATCTGAACAAATACCGACATTACTTGCACCTATCGCTGATGAATTAAATGTAAATGTTGGAGAACTTAAAAAATTTGCTGCTGAAGGAAAATTGACAAGTGAAGTTGTTTTAAGAGCATTACGAAAAATTGAGTCTGATGGTGGAGCTTCTTTAAGAGCTTTAATTGAAAATGATCCGACTCAAGTATTTAAAAATTTAACTAATGAAACAGAGAATCTTTCTAGAGCTTTCGGTGATTTGCTCAAACCAGCAGTATTAGCTGGAACAAAAGAACTCACAAAATTTATTGAGGCTGCAACAAAATTTGTAAATTCAGATGCTGGACAAGCTTCATTTGTTATAGCTGGAGTTGTTCTTGCTGTAAAAGGTCTTACAGTTGCAATACCAGCCGCTATTGCTGCACTTGCTGGACTTATCGCAAAACTGCAAATTGCTGCAACGGCTTCGGCTCTTACTGCTACAGGATTAAAAGGAACCTCTGCTGCCGCTTTTCTTGCTGCTGGTGGTATCACAAAAATGTCTATTGCTTTAGTAGCTCTTAAAACTGCTATTGCTGCTACTGGTATAGGTTTGCTTGTTATCGGAGTTGGTGCTTTAGCAACAAAGTTGATCGGAGCAACAAAAAACCAAAGAGAATTTAATAAAGCACTTGAAGAGGGAGATCAACAAGCACTTAAAAGTCAACTAAACAAACTATTTATTGAAAGGCAAAAATTACTCAAAAGATTAGCAACAGCAAGAGAAAATAATAACAAAAGGGCTGAAGCATCACTTAAAAGACAACTCGTGGAATTAAATAATAATTATGATTTAGTTCAAAAAAGATTGCTTACTGAAATAGACAAAACAAATGAAATTGATAGGCAAAATAAAAAATTAGAAGATCAAAAAGAATTGCAGAAAAAAAATCAAGAAGAGGCCGAAAAACTTAGAGAAAAAATGACTGCTGTAGGTGAAGAGATCGAAAGCAGTATAAAAAATAATTTAAAAGATGCAATTACTGGCGCACAAAGCTTTGGAGAGGCTATGAGAAATGTATTGAATCGTATTAGAGATAAAATTATAGAATCACAAATAGAAAAGCTTTTAGGTGGCTTTGGTGAGAACTTTGGAAAATCTGCCTCTGGTGGTAGTGGCAAAGGTATTGGTGGATTTTTAGGTGGTCTTATAGGTGGTCTATTTGCAAATGGTGGTAGGCCGCCAGTAGGTAAAGTTTCAGTTGTCGGGGAAAGGGGGCCAGAGCTTTTTGTTCCTAAAGTTGCAGGTACTATCATTCCTAATAATGCAATCGGTGGAGGCGGTACAACTAATAACATGATCACTGTGAACGTAGATGCCTCTGGAACCTCTGTTCAAGGAAATGGATCTGAAGCTGATCAACTTGGCGGTCTTATTGCTAGCGTTGTACAGGCAACTATAATTGATGAGAAAAGGGCTGGAGGTTTATTAAGTAGATAATGGCAACTTTTCCAAGTATCACTCCTACTTATGGAATGAGAAAAACAAGCAAACCCAAAGTAAGGGTTTCTTCACTAGGTGATGGATATGAATTTAGAGCTTTATATGGCCTTCCCTTATCTCAAGACCCGAAAGTATATGATCTTACTTTTAACGTGTCTGAGACTGATGCAGATGTCATAGAAGCATTTTTGAGAAGTAGAGTAAACGATCAGGCAAGTTTTACATTTACACCACCAGCCGAAGGGTTTACAAAAACAGGGACATATTCGCAAAGCGGAACAACTGTGACTATCAGTATCACTTCACATGGCGTTGCTATTGGTGATGTTTTGACGATTGATTATACAAGTGGCTCTGCAACTGATGGTGATTTTGTTGTTGCCTCGTCTGCTGATGCAAATACCTTTACTGTGACGGCTGCTAGTTCTGCAACTAACAGTGGAAATGTATCAATTACTCTTTCTGGGGCTGGTCAATATGTTTGCGATACATGGACAAAAACTATTCCATACAACAACAGAGCAATAATAAGCACAACTTTTAGGGAGGTTTTTGAACCATAAATGTCTACACCAACAGCCGAACTACAAGAACTTACAAATAAATCAATTATTGAATTGTATTCTGTTGAATTAAAAGCTGATGTTCATTACACAAAATCTGCTAAAACAGCTACATATTCGCAGTCTGGCAGTACAATTACCATTACACTTAATTCACATGGTTTTTCTGCTGGTTTAATATTAAGTCTTGATTTTACCTCTGGAAACGGTATTGATGGTGTTTATACGATTCAAACTGTCGCCACAAATTCTTTTACTGTTACTGGCACTACTTCACAATCCACAAGCGGAAATGTATCTTTTAATGTAAATGCAACTGTAACAACACCAACTGTTTATTTGTTTCATGCTGGAAATAATATGAAAGATAGTCTTGATATTGTATGGCAGTCAAATACATATACAAGAACTCCTGTAAAAGCTGATGGTTTTAAATACACAGGCAAAGGAAAGTTGCCTAGACCAACTCTTTCTTTTACAAACTTGCTTGGTACTATCACTTCTCTTCTTCAACTAACAAATGAAATTACACCTTTTTCTGATCTTTCGGGAGCAAAAGTTACACGCAGACGCACTTTAAGTAGATTTCTTGATGCAACAAATTTTCCAAGCAGTGTAAATCCCTTTGGAACACCAGATGCTTCAGCAGAATTTCCAAGAGAAGTTTATTTTATCGAAAGAAAAGTTGTTGAAAATAGAAATATTGTTCAGTTTGAAATGGTAGGTTCCTTTGATTTGTTTGGTATTGCCGCACCAAAAAAACTTGTTACTAGGGCTGATTTTGCGGGTGTGGGTACTTTTGTAAATGCTTAAAATGTCTTGGAAAAAATCTTTTGAAAAATTTGCAAAAAAACAAGCACCTGAAGAGGCTTGTGGTTTGTTAGCAATAATAAAAGGAAAAGAAACTTTTTGGCCTTGTAAAAATTTAGCTGAGGGAAAATTTGAATTTTTTATTCTTGATCCTGATGATTGGGCTGAATGTGAAGATACAGGAGAAATTATAGGTGTTATTCATAGCCATACTGTCGGGCCAGCAACACCCTCAGATAATGATAAAGCCGCTTGTGAACATCTTGGATTTCCATATTATATTTATGGTATTGAACATGAACATTGGGAGTGTGTAAAACCAAATGGCTGGAAAGCATCTTCACTCATAGGACGTAAATTTATATGGGGTAAATATGATTGCTGGTCAATAGTTACAGATTGGTATCAACAAAATTTACAGATTAAAATGCCTTATCTTAAAAGAACAAAAAAAATCAAAGACTTTAGTGACAATCCATATTTTGAAAAGGCTTTGTCAGAAAGAAATTTTATAAAACAAAAAACAAATAATAATTTGAAAGTTGGTGATGTATTACTTTTTGAAACAGTAACTGGCAATTTAGATCATGTTGCTGTTTATATAGGTGATAACATGATATTAAATCATAATATAAAAAGTCTTAGCTGCCGAGAACCTTTTGACTTAAGATACCAACAAGCACTTAGGGGAGTTTATAGATATGCAGCTTAAAAAAATCAAAGTTTATGGAAAATTAAGACAATTTTTAGGAAAATCTTATTTTGAAGCTGCTGTTAAATCTCCTCAACAAGCTATGAGTTTTTTAATGGCAAATTTTGAAGGCTTGCAAAAACATATGAATAACGGAATATATAAAATAAAAATGGGTGGTAGGGTTATAACAGAAGATTTTCTATCAATGTCTGGTCAAGGTGATATCCAAATAATACCTGTTGCGACAGGATCTGGTTTTTTGGTTCCTATTCTTATTGGGGCTGGAACAACTGCTGTTGCTAGTACTGTAGGTGCTTTTATTGGTGGTGTTGTAGGGTCTGCTTTAGTGACCAGTTTAGTAACCACAGCACTAACTACGATTGGAACTTCAATGATTATAGGCGGTGTAACTGATTTGATTTCACCACAAAAAACACCACAAAATTTTTCATCTGTAAGTGATCTTGACCCAAAAATGCGTGGATCATATTCTTTTAGTGGGATACAAAATGTTAGTTCTAGTGGTGTTCCAGTACCAATTATATATGGACTCGTGTTTAGCGGCTCAATTTTGATCAGCTCAGGCACTGACACCGCCCAAATTAGAAAGAGTTTGAGCTAATGGTTAGACAGGTACAAGGTGGAGATCAATTATTTGGTAGAACACCTGATGGAAGAGTTGTTGATCCTGATTTAATTGATGGAGGTTTAAGATCAAAGCAATTCGCAACAGTGCTTGATTTACTTGGATATGGAGAGATAGATGGAATATTTGATGAAGGTGGGGCTGGTTCTAGTACTTTTAGAAAAAATGTTTTTTTAGACAATACACCTTTACAAAACCCATTAGGACAAGAAAATTTTACAGATGTAGAAGTATTTGTAAAAAATGGTGCAAGTGATCAAACTGCATTACAACAAATCAATGCAATCGAAAATACAATCCCTGTCGGAGTTTCTTTAACAAATTCTCCTTTTGCTACAGAAAGAACAGGTACATACACACTTGCTGGTAGTGGAGGACAAACAACAACCATAGGTGGTGTTACTGTAAATTTAGGTGCAAATCAAATGCTTGTTGGTTTGACAGGCAGCGCTCATAATTATTCTGTTGGTGAAGTTGTACATTGGGCAAATACAACAGCGTCTGGAACTGTTCAAACTGAAAACCCACAAACGCAAAATATTCTTTCAATTCCTACTTCAACCTCATTTGTAATTAATACAACCTTTCAAGATACATCATTTCAAGGTGATTGCACAATTAAAACAAGTCAGGGCTTGTCTAGAACTATTTCAAACACTGATGTTGACAAAATAAGAGTTTCAGTTCAAATACCATCACTTCAAGAAGTCAAAGATGATGGTGATATTGTTGGCGCAGAAGTAAAGATTTCAATAAGGATTATAGAAAATAATGGGACTATTAATAATCCTGTAATTTTAGATGTCACAAATGGAAAAGCTACAAGCCCTTATGTAAAAGATTTTGAGCTTGTTTTTGAAAGAACAATGAATTTTCCGTTAACTTTAAGTGTTTTTAGGAATACAGAAGATGGTACTGACCCAAAATTACAAAATTCTACAAATTGGCTATCTTATACAGAAATAAATACAGACACAAGTGCTTATCAAGGGTTTGCTTATGTTGCTTTAAGATTTAATGCACAAGAATTTCAAAGCTATCCAAGACGTATGTACCGTGTCAAAGGCACCAAGATCAAGGTTCCGCATGACACTACAATAGATAGCACTAATGGAAGGGTAATATATCCAAGTGGCTATACATTTAATGGAACATTCAAAACAGATAAAGAGTGGTGTTCTGATCCAGCATGGGTTTTGTATGACATTTTGACAACTGATAAAGGTTTTGGAGATAAATTAAACAGTGATGGCAGTGTTGCAGAAAAAGGGATTGTACAGGAAGAAAACCTTGATGTTTTTAGTTTTTATTCTGCAAGTGCTTATGCAAGTACTTTAATAACTGATCCAATAACTAACACAACAGAGCCAAGATTTAGTTGTAATGTAATTCTGAATCAAAGAAATGATGCGTACTCTCTTATAAATGACCTTTGTGCTGTTATGAACGCTATGCCATTTTATAGCAATGGTACTTTACAAATATCGCAGGACAGACCCACTAACATTTCCTCAAACACCTCAGATCCACAGTATATTTTTAATAATTCAAACGTAACAGAAGAGGGGTTTTCATATCAAAATCAAGGAGCAAGACTTAAATACACAGAAGTAGAGGTGCAATATTTTGATAATGAAACGCAGTCAATGGAATATGAATTAATAACAACTGATCAAATTACAGCATTAAATAATTCTGTATCAAAATTTGGAAGAACAAGAAAAACAATTAAAGCTTTTGCCTGTACTTCTATTGGTCAAGCAAATCGTCTTGGTCGGTGGTTTCTTTACTCAAATCTATTAGAAACTGAAGTAGTTACATTTACAACCACATTAGAGGCTGGGGTAATTGTAAGACCATCAACAATAATTGCAATCGCAGATTCTATGAGGGCGGGAGTTCGCAGAGGTGGTCGCATAAAAACAGGTGTTTCAACTACACAAATAGTTGTAGATGATGCAAATAATACTGATTTAACATCTTCTAATTCAGCAACATTATCTGTTGTTTTATCAGATGGCTCTACCGAAAGCAGATCGATAAGTTCAATATCTGGTACTACAATTACAGTTTCTTCTGCCTTTTCATCAACTCCACAAGCCAATAGTGTCTGGGCAATAGAAAATACAACTACTGAGTTTCAAATTTTTAAAGTTGTAACCATAGAAGAAAAAAATGATTCTGAATATACAATTACTGCCGTAATACATGACACAAATAAATATGCACAAGTAGAGGATACAACAATAGCTTTTAATCCAAGAACTATTTCAACTTTGATAGCAGAGGCAGAGCCACCAAGCAATTTAGCAGTGACAGAACAAATTGTTGCTTTAAATAATAGAGCCGTTTCAAAGTTATTTGTATCATGGCAACCAGTTAAAGGAGTAAAAGAATATTTAATCGAATTTCAATATGAAAATGACAATCCTGAAAGGCAAAGAGTTGCCAGACCAAGCTTTGAATTATTTGAGTCAAGGTTAGGAACATATAAATTTGCCGTAAAATCATTTAATACTTTAGGTGTTATAAGCACAGGAACTTCAAATGTTACTTTCACTGCTGTCGGCAAAACAGCTTTACCAGAAGATCCAAGTGGATTAACAATAGAACCTGTATCAAATCAGTTTGTACGACTACGTTTTGACGCCTCGACCTCTGTTGATGTAACGCACGGTGGTTCTATTTCAGTTAGACATACACCGAATAGTGGAGCAACAGCTACTTTTGCAAATGCAACGGAAATAATTCCAAAACTTGCTGGAAATGCGACTGAAGCAATAGTTCCAGCTTTAGAGGGGTCTTATTTAATTAAATTTATTGATGATGGAGGCCGTAAATCTGAAAATGCAGCAAAAGTCATTGTTACATTGCCAGATCCACAACCAAGTCAAGTAATACTTACAGAAAGAGAAGATACAGACTCACCACCGTTTCAAGGCACTAAAGTTAATACTTTTTATGATGCAACCTTTGATGGATTACTTTTAGATGGCACTTTATTATGGGATTCAATTACTCAAAATATTGACGATTTATCAAATATTGATTTTGCTGGCCCTATAAATTCTAGCGGTAGTTATGAGTTTCAAAATAAAGTTGATCTTGAAGGCATTTTTGATCTTGATTTAAAAAGAAGATTTGTAACTTCTGGATTATTTGTAAATGATCTTATTGATTCAAGAACTGCAAATATTGATACTTGGACAGAATTTGATGGAACAAAGGCAGATGATGTTAATGCAAAGCTTTTAGTTGCAACAACTAATATAGACCCAGCAACTTCAGTTAGTGCAATATATAGCCAGTCTGGGACAGCAATACAAGTCACAAAAAACAGTCATGGATATTCTGTAGGAGATTTTGTAGAAATAGATTTCACTTCTGGTACTGCTACAGATGGAAATTATGAAATAGTTTCAGTTCCAAATGCCAATACTTTTGATGTTACTTCTGCAACTTCTGGTTCAAACTCAAGTCAATCATGTACTTATGGAGCAAACTTTACTCAATTTAATACTTTTGCAAATGGAGAATATACAGGAAGGGGATTTAAATTTAAATGTGAACTAGAATCAAATGACCCAGCACAAAATATAAATATCACAGAGCTTGGATTTGAAGCAAGTTTAAAACGCAGAACAGAAACTGTAAATACAGCTATAGCCTCTGGAACTTCAGCTAAAACAGTAACTTTCGCTTCACCGTTTTTCACAGGCACAAACACTCTTAATACTTCAACTACAGCATTTTTACCGACAGTCGGAATTACTCTAGAAGGTGCGGTATCAGGAGATTATTTTAAAATAACATCTGTGACAGGCACACAGTTTGTAATTGAAGTAAGAGATTCAAATAATAATTTTAAAGATCTTAATTTCAAATATACGGCAATCGGGTTTGGTAAAGGAACTTAAATGTGTTTATATTGGAGTTATCAGTTATTCTATACTTAAGTAAAAGATTTAAGTAATGGCTACACACGACTATGATATTGCCAACCAATCTGGTGCGGCTTTTAGAACAGACTTGAATAATGCCCTTGCTGCAATACAATCTAATAACTCAAACTCTTCTAGTCCATCAACTACAGTTGCATATCAATGGTGGGCTGATACTTCAAATAATGTTTTAAAAATAAGAAACTCTAGTAACAATGATTGGGTTGAACTTTTACAACTTGACGGCACATTAACTCTTGAAGATGGTAGTGCGAGTACCCCTGCACTAGCCTTTCGTGACGATTTGAACACAGGCATATTTAGTTCTGCTGCTGATAAATTTAATGTGGCTACTGGTGGTGTTGAAAGAATGGAACTTGGATCTGCAACCATATTTAATGATAGTGGTGCTGATGTAGACTTTAGGATCGAAGGTGATACAGACGCAAATTTATTTCATTTAGATGCAAGTTCAGATGCTATTAGGATAGGTGGTACACCTGCTACTAATGGAATCAAATTTGAAGTAGAAAGAAGTACATCAGATGCTTTTGTAAATGCTTCAGATGCCATAATGAGGCTTTTAAATACAAATACCTCAGGAAATACTACTCAGGCATCATTACAATTTACGACTACTACAACAAGCACTGCTGCGGACAGTGCAATAGTGTCTCAGGCTGAAGATGCTAGTGGTAACAGCAGATTAGAATTTTGGACTGATACTGGCAACGGTATGACTGAAAAGGCATCCATAGATTCAACTGGCGACTTAACTATTGCTGATGGTGATTTAGTTATTGGAACTTCTGGTCATGGTATTGATTTCAGTGCTACCTCTGATGTAAGCGGCATGACAAGTGAGTTGCTTTCAGATTATGAAGAAGGTACTTACACCCCTGCTGACGCTTCTGGACAAAGCATAAGTTTTTCTAATGCTGAAGGTCTTTATACAAGAGTTGGTAATTTAGTTCATGTGCAAGGTTCTGTAACTTTTCCCAGTACAGGAGGACAGTTCGGTTTTGCAATAAGTTTACCTTTTACGGCTACAAGTAGTGGAAGAACTGCTGGTGGTGGAGATGTAAGATACACAACAAAATCCACAACTTTCAATTTACACGTTAACGCATCTACCTCAAATTTTGGAGGCTATACATTTGGTGGTACGCAACAGCGAAACGCAGATTTATCAACTGATAGACTTGATTTTCAACTTACTTACAGAATCGCATAGACCGAGCTAAGTCTATAAACTAAGCCTAAACCTGTTTTAATCGGAGATTAATCCTAATGGCACTTACAGAGTCAATCGAATACGACAAGATAGAAATTGTGGGTCAATATAAAGCGGTGCAAGTTCGTAAAGCAACTGTTATCAAAAAAGATGATGTGGAAATCACAAGATCATTTGAAAGATATGTCCTCCATTCTGGTGCATTAAAAGGTGGCTTTAAAGAAGATGGCACAACACCAGCTGATGATGCGAATGATTTTGTAGATACTGACATTTCAGCAGAACCAGCAGAGGTTTCAGCAGTTTGTAATGCTGTATGGAATACTGATATCAAAAATGCTTATAAAGCAAAACTTATAGCAGATAAGTCATCATAAAATAATGTCAGAAAATCAAAAACGAATTGATCAACTGAAACTTGAAACACAGGTAGCCGTTGAAGAATATAATAAAATTCAAGAAAAAATTAAAGAGCTTGTTCTCGCTAGAGATCTTCTTCAAATGAAAGCGTTTAGTTGTTCAGAAAGAATAAAAGAGCTTAAGGGGTCTAAAGAAATTATTTCAGATACAAAAATTGTTAATTAAGTTTTTCTTGCATTTGTCTAGTCATTATTCCACCTAAAATGTATAAAGGCCCCAGAGTAGGAATAATTAACAGCATTGATATAATTAAAGTGTGAGAAATCGCTTTCAGTATTGCCTGTTTAACCATGTTTCAAAAGATTTGCCAGATAGCCTCATTGTTGTCGCTTTTTCTAACCTTGTCAATGTTGGGCGGTTCATATTACGCTTACCGCTTTGTTACCAGCGAACAGTTCAAAGCTAGAGTTATGAATGAAGTTCTAGACAATGTGCAAGGAATGATGCCAAAAGTATTAGATAACGCTTTACCAGATATGACAGGGCCAACAGTTCCAGAGTATATAAAGCCTAAGAGTTGATGGAGATACCAGAAATAGGTATCAGACAAATTAATGTTCCAGAGGTTTATATTCCTGAGATATACAAGCCTGATCCTGTATTGCCTGTAATAACAAATTTAGAAATAGATGTTGTAGGTTGTACTTATCAGCACAGAGATATAAAAAATACTGGTAATACACAGCTATTGCTTGATGACCCAAACGGAGTCTTTCTGGAGTGTGGTGAGTCTTTATTTCCTAGCTTTTACCCTATCGACTACAGACCAGATCAGTTGATAATTACTGAAGATTTACCGATCACAAATGATGTCCCACCTATGCCAGAGGCAGATATTCCAGACACTAAAACACCAGAAAAGAAAAAAGAAGAATTAGTAATCCCAGAGTGTCCAAGTAAAAAAGACCAAAAAATCGGAGATTACAGAAATGCAAAACGCATTGAAAGGGTTATAGGTCATAAGTTATCCTCAGACAAAACTGAGTGTATTACGCTTTATGAGGACGTACCCTTTCGAGAAACTTTTATTGGTACACCTCAAGTTCTTATTTCTACTGCTGCTATTGGTCTGGTCGCTGGTAGTTCTGCGGCTCTTGTCCCTATAATTCAAGGAATTGCAAAGAGTGGTATCAAGCAAATAACTAAGCGTTTTGCCAAAAAAGAAAAATAGCTATATCATACATCTAGCAACTTGACCCATTATCATGCCATTAAATTGGCCTCTGCTCTGGTGGATAGATCAGTTGCTCTTTATTTTGTGAGTATGAGGCAATACTTGGTTTGGTAAGGGTATAAGCTTTACATCTTTACAAGTGACTGCGTGTTCACCTGTCAGAACTACTCCCAACTTAGCTTGTTTACCACATACCTCTAGCCTATAAAGAGCCATTTCTAATTTTGTTTTTTTGATTAACAACTCCTGTGCTTCAATATTTACAGCCGCAGCTTTCTTACAAAGTTCCCCACCATTGCCTAAAGGAATATTGAATTGCATAGATATTCCATAATTTAGGTTGTAATTGTCTTTTTCAAATCTTGGTGTTTTTTGAATATATTTTACCTCACCTGTATCCTCGTCATATATCTCTTGATATGTAAATCTTTCTATAGGGCGGTTGAAGCTCCATGCGTCTGTTAAATATGGAGTAATGGTCAAACTAGGCGAGGTACAGACAATTCCTTGACTGTAGCGATTCTGGGGCAAGCTGGAAGGAGTTATCATTGTTGCATTGTTATTGACTACCCCTTGAGCATTTGAACTAGGACTTGCAACTGTTGTATTTGCTAAAACTTTTACAGGGCTTAAAAATAAAATTATTGCCCAAAGACAGAGGTTGTTTCTGTGGTTGTAGTTGTTGTTATTGTTCGATTTATATGGGTTATTGTGTCGATTCCACTTCCTTGTAGTGACTCTACTAGAGAAAAACTTTGCCCAGCATCTTTTATTCGCCATCTAGGAACTGCCTCTAAGTTTGGAGAAGTCCAACTGAAATTGACCCCTTGAAGTGTTTGAGTTGTTTCTGTAACAACGTCAGCATTGATATATCCGTTGAGATCAGCCGACTCAATATTGTGACCACTTGCGGAATAAGAAAATCCATTATTCCACTGATAGCTTGAAATTTGCTCATTAATTACTGATTGCGAAGTAGAACTCTGAGTACTAGAACCGCTACGGAACTGGGGGACTACAGGTGTAGCAAGGGTTCTCAGAGGTAGTATTAATATTAATA